TCACTTGCATTTGTCATTTTATAGCTTCACCTTCCATCCGTCTTGCGTTGCGTACTGCAGCGAAAAGTATTTTATCTTTACATTCCAAACCAAATCCTCGGAGGCGTCCTCGATCTCGGAACCATTTCGCCCGCAGGTTAACGCCTCCTGCCGAGGATCGGAACCATTAACAAATAGAAACCCGACCTCGTCGCCTTCGGTTGGCGTAGCTGGCAACGTCATAGAAAAAGCGCCGCCGGTTGTGTCGATCTTATAAATACTCCCGGCCACTGCCGTAAACGTCGAGGTGCGAACGGTCGAGTCGATAGACAATCCGCCCGCCGCCGTTACTTCAAAATCGAGCGTTCCGTCCGAATCTTGATAAGTTACGGTTATGTTGGTTTCGGTATTGCCGGTGACCATCGCACCAACAATGTCCTGAACTTGCTCAGTCGTTAAGGTTGCGGTGATGAATCCGGCATCGTTGGTAAAGGTGGAAAGGTTCGCGCCAACTAAGGCATAGTTTCCGAGGTCGCTTATCTGGCTCTCGGTAATACTCAAGGCCGCTTCATGTTGGGTTACGTTCGATTCCGCAACGCGAGCATCGACAAGCGTGTTGGAACCTGTGTCAGTAAGTGGTGCGCCGTCAATAGTAATCGGAGAGATGAATACCGGGCTGTTTGAATTTGCCTTGCTGTTTACCGCGACAGCAATGTTGTCGAACTCGACCTCAAACTCAGCACCCCTGATGATCTTGTCAGAGTCGCCAGACGGCAATGTGTCCTTGGCCGCGAAGTCGGTACTCTTGGTGTAGTTGCTCATGTCAGCCTCTTAGTCCTGAACGACAGATACTTTCTGTGTTTAAAAAGAAGGCGGGGCTGTTACACCCCGCCGACTTAGGCTTACTCAGGTACAGCGAGTACAAAGCCTGCTTCTGGACGGTATACTTCTACACCGTAGAGGCAGTCAGCAGTGTACAGGTTGGACAGGTATTCCTGCTTGTACTGAGTTTGAGAGCGTACTGACATCTGCTCTGCGAGAACAATAGCGTCTCGGTGGAACAGGAGCGCAGCGCGAGTAGCGATGGTTGCGGCAGCAGTGTTGTCACCAACAGCTTCGATAGTCGCACAGTTAGACGATACATACACGTCTACACCGTACAGATTACCGATGAGGCCGGTATTGGTAGTGGTGCCGCTTACGAAGTCAGAAGACACGTAACGATCAATGCCCATAACAGAGTTGCGTACAGAAGGCGGGATGATAAGGTTACGCATTTCCATAGGAACGTCGTTGTCATCGAGCTTCTGGATCATGTCGCGGAAGAAAGCATCCGTGAACACGTCAGTAGCCACCTGGGTGTCGTCAGTGTACTGAGTCGTAGTGCCGTTGTCGTTGAAGAAACAGCCAGTGTGCTGGTAGTCAGTTTCAGCAACAGCGTTATCGAACACAATATCGCCGCCGTCACCGAAGCCTGTACCGCAAGAGTGCAGGTCAGTGTCCACACGCTTGGCCAGGGCATAACCTGCGTCTTGAGTGTAGAACTGTCGGAGGCTGGACAGAGCCTGAACGTCAACGATATCCTCGATCAAACGAGAGTATTCAAAGTGACGATCAATGTCGATTTCCAGCTCGCTTTCAGTGTTAGCGATGATGGTTACTGCTGTGTCAGCAGCTTTTGCGTTTGCATCACCACGAACAGGCTTGGGGATATGGATCTTGTCGCCCTTCTTGCCGTTCATAGAGATTTTCTTGACGAGAGGGGCCAGCTTCAGGCTCTTCTCGTAAGCAGCAATAATTTCATCGCTCCAAATTTCGGGGATAAAAGTTGCCGCTTCTGTTTTTGCGGTATTACCAGCCGCACCTGGATAAGTGGCGGTAGCCATGGATCAACTCCTTATTTGACCCGCCCCTCCTGATATGCTCTCAGGATATCGTCCTGCAAAGCGGTGTATCTGTCAGGGTCGGTCTTCATCAGTTTAATAATGTCGGCCCTGCGATAAATCTTTCTACCTGTACCTTCTGGGTTGCCAGAAGCCCCGCCATTGCTTGCAGCCCTAACGGATTGCTTTCTGAACTTCTCCTCTGTCGCAACAGTCTGTTGTACAGTGGCCTTACGCTCTTTCCAGAGAGTAAACAGTTCGTCTGCAGCTTCCGCATCAAAGTTCTGATCGGCTTCCACAAAAAGCCTGGTCCGTATCTTGGAGGCTTGAATCCACTCAGCAAACCCTTTGTCGGCAAGAATCTCCTGCATGTCGGGATGTTTGCTTTGCAGCATCGCCTTTGCGGTCTGCTTCCGGTGCTCTACTGCGGCTTCTTCAGCAGCCCTTACGGACGGGTGATTCTCAATTTGGCGGCTTACCGCTGCTTGAGGATCGGTAAAGTAGTCCAATTCATCTTCAGGCTCAACTTCACGTTGAGGTGCTTGCTGTGTCTGAGATTGTATAAACTCGTCCACAACCTTACGAAGATCACCGACCTCGTTGCCCTGCTCCCCAAGACGCCTTTCTGCCTCTTGGTGCATTCTTACAACGTCCTCAAGACTCTTGCCCCTGTACTTCTCGGGGAGGTCTGAGTAGTCTTTTTGAGGTTCTCCAGAAATGCCTTCTAACGGATCCTGATTCTCAAAGTCTTCGTTTTGAATCTCGTCTTCCGGTTGCTCGTCTTGAGCCGGATCTAAGATTTGCGCTCGTCCCATCATTAAACTCCGTGATTACTCATTATGGAGATGATTATTTCTACCTGCCTTTTCGTGCTCTTTCACCCACTTCATGTGCCTTCCAGGAAAATCCCCAGAGTGGCCTTCGAGGTGAAATGCCGGAGCAGATAATTGTCTGGCAGCTTCTTTGCCACAACTGCACCTACAAGTTGTGACCTGTCCATCCACCATCTTTTCAAATAGATGCCCGTCAGGACACCTGAAATCAAATATCTTGTACATCTTCCGCTTGCTCCCTTGCTGCTTCTACGGTTCCCTGAAAGTTCAGGATTGTCCGATAGGCGGCAATCTGGCCTTGGCGAAAATACAGTTCTTGCTCATCCTTTACCGTTGAGATATCGGATAAGCGTTCAACGTTTCCTTCAACTTCCTCGCATAACTGCTTGTACCCCTTGTGGGCAAACAGCATATTGAAGTTATCGAAATAATCTTCTAATTCGCGGTCCATTGATCTAGCCTCTCAATCCTGCCACAAGTGAAATCATTTGTCAAGCATTTTCTTTACTATTTGTTGATTTCGGCTTAGTGGCTGGTTTTTGGAGGGCTTTGACCTCCTCTGAGAGGGTTCTCACTTCCTCTTCCAACGCCTCGATCCGCTTGTTCTGCTTCTTGAATGCGTTGTTTACTTCTGTCATGGCCCTGTTAAACTGCCCTTGGGTTATCATGGCATCTCCTTATTGTCGTTTTTGTTCTATTTCTCGCTCTCTCAGAGTGAGTTCTGCAACCTTCAAGCGGCGCTCAAACTCCTTATCGTCGGCATCGCCTTCGTCAAGATTCTTGGTGATAGCCTCGATCTTATTGATTTCTGTCTCAACCGGAGCGAGGTCGGCCTCAATACGCATTTTGTACGCTCGGGCCGCAGATTCCTCTGCCTGAGCATTGAGCGCGTTGGTCTGGGAAGCCTGAAACTCAAGCTGTGCCTGAAGTTGTGCCTGTTGCGCTTGCTGCTCCTGTGGGTTGGGCTGCATGGCCTGCTGCATTGCCGCAATGAGTTCTTCTCGGTTCGAGAGGTTCATGTTGTCAATGATAGACTGCACCAGCGTGGCGTACAGCGGGGAGTCTTGCTGCATGGTCTGAAGAAGCTGCACCAACTGAGTTACTTCGTACTCCCGAGCGATAATGCCCAGAGTCGAGGTAGCGTTGAACTTGTAATCAGCTACAGGGTAGTCTTCAGGGTTGAACTGCATGTATCGCCATGCGGCCTTCTTTACGAACGGAATCAGGAACGCCTGCTGGAAGTTAATCAGGGTTCGTTTATGCCGCTTGATTATCGCACCAAGGGACATGGAGATCCCTGCTGCCGTGGCTTCGCCGTTCACCGTACCGGCGATACCGGCAGAGTCTACTGCGCCTGTGGCCTGTTGTACCATCTGCTGAAGCGCAGAGGCTTGTGCGAAGGTAATTTGGCTGACTTGGCCGAAGTTAAACGGAGTCAAGATTTCTCTTGGGTCTCCGTTGGTCAGGATGATCTTTCCTGGACGGACTTCAGGTTTAGCGCCTCTCGGGAGCCGAGTAGCGTCCATAGCCAGCATGGGGTGCACGGTGAGGGACAAGGCATCAATGCGTGCTCGCAGCTCTGTATCAAGAGCTTTTTGCGAGTTATAACCCTTCTCACAGACACCGCGACCCCAAAAGCGAGAGGGAACTACATCCCACGGGAACGCCACAATAGGGCGGTCCTGCATCATGTAGGGGTTGGCTTCTGCCTTCAGGAGAATCCCGCCGTTGGCGATAACCACTACCGCTTCGACGTACTTGGAGTCTTCGTTGTAGTCTCCTACGTCTTCGAGGAGATGCGCCGGAACGAGACCGTAATACTTGGTCAACCTTACCTTGTCATCGTGGTGGATGGTTAGGTCTTGGTCTGGCTCGAGATCAGTATCTGTTGCCGCCGGACCTACTAAAACGTCGTTGTAAACACCCTGCTCCTGAAGTTGGTGGACAAGGTGTGCTGACACGAACTCATCTACCGCACAGCCCATAGCATTCTCAATGGAGGTCGCTACAGGGTCGATCAGGAAGTTCTGCGGCATGACCGGCTTCAGGAATACTTTGAACTTGTCTGTTACTGAAACGCCTACGGCTTGAAGCTCCCCATCAAGCACGTCTTGGGTGGCAGGAGCCATTTCCTTCCTTTCCTCAATGACGACTTCTCCGATACCCGTACCGAACACTGCCGCATTGATAAGACACTCCGCCACCGCTTTTCTGACCTGAGTGGATTCAAAGTCCTCGGTGAGCTTGTTCCGAAGATATTGTACGTCTTCTTTCTCGGGGTCGTTCATATCATCCGAGATATCGAACCACTTACCCCTTCCGAAGGTCGCTTCTTCCAGTTCTGCGACGTTGGACTCTACCGCTTGTTGGAGTGCGGGAGAGATGATTCGTGACCGCTCAGAAGCCCGCATGGAGTCGGATGGATCCCACTGACCTCTCCAGAGGCGGTAGTATTCCTCGAACTTGTCCTGGAAGTTGGCCTCGTAGTAGTCCCGCCATGCGTCACACTTCGAGATCACCCAATCCTCAAGGCTTTCTTCTGCCATTAGCGGGTCGGGTTCGTAAAAATCATCCATATCAGTATCCTGCGTCTGCGTCTAGGATTTCGTATTCGTCTACTTCAAAGTCGTAGTTGTATGCGACATTTGAGAGTTGGTCAGTGTATGCAAGGGAGTCCACAAGGTCATCATGGGTAAGAGGGTCTGGAAACTGAAAGAGCTGGTCCAGGAATCTGGAGTTCCACTCACCTCTCGAAAGCGTGATGTATCCATTCTCGAATCGACCCTGCAAGGCCCACATGATTCGGTCTGTTTTCTTCCTGTTACCATGAGTCAGTTCTTCAATGCGAAAAAACACGCCATACCGCTTCTGGAGGTCCATCAGCGGAGACATAACTGCTTGCTTTGCAATACCCCTTTCGATACCCACCGCAACAGGCTTGTGCTTGCGTACAGCGTTGAATATCTTTTCCGCTGTCTCGTTCAGAGTCCAGCGGCCATAGATGATATCCTTGACATACCATCCCTCGGGTGATACTTTTACCACACTTATGGCCGTCTCGTCAAGTCTTGAATTTTTAGACCGCTTCTTTCCGACCTCCTCAAAGCCCGCAAGGTCAATAGAAATGTAGGTTTCGCCCTCCATCTCATCGTCGGAAAATTTTACCCACTCCTCTTTAAACATCTCCGAACCCTTCGCCTCGAAGGATGCCATGAACTCCTGTCGGAAGGCGTGTGAGGACATAGACTTCTTGGCAATCTCTATCTCCTCTGGGTCTAACAGGGGGTTGTCGTAGGAGGTGAAGTGCCAAGCCTTGTAGGTTGGGTCGTCAGAGAGTTCGGCGTACTTGTAGAGTTCGTAGAAGTGGTTTCTGCCCATGGGAGTTCCGATAAACAGCGCACTACCCTTCTGGTCAGCCAACGCAGGTCTGAGGATCTGCTCAAAGACCTCTGGCTTCATGTCTGCGTACTCATCCATGACAAGGTACTTCAGAGAGATACCCCGCATCGTTTCAGGTCGGTCAGCACCCTTTAGAGAAATGATGGCTCCGTTAATCAGCGTGATCTGCAGGTTGTTGATGTGGGAGGATTTGATCACCGGATGGGCTAGCTCAAGAAGAAGTCCCCACATAATATCTCTTGCTTGACCTTGGGTTGGTGCCACGTAGAACACCCCGCCCTTCCCCTCAGAGAGCGCGTGGATAATCATCTTCCACGCAGCGTATCTGGACTTCCCAGAGCGTCTACCAGCGGCTATGACTTGGAATCTGGTGTCGTCTGTCCAGAGTTCCTGTTGCCAAGGAAGAAGCTCAATGTTAAGATCCATACACCCACATTACATCGACGTACCGATCATCCATATCCAGATGAATGAAGTCAGAATGAATGCCTATCCCCGTAAAACACCCCATCTCAAGGGCAAGTTGGACAATGGTATGTCTTTGAGAGGAGGAGGTACATGCTATATCCGCAGCGATGCCTCTTGAGTGAGGCCCAGGCTCGGATTTATTCGCCTCGATGGAGTGTTCTGTAGACCTATAACCAGAGGTTATGATAAACGGGAATCCGCATTCCTCTCGGAGATCGTCCAGAGCGTAGAGAAAACCCTCGTCCATAGCGTTCTCGCCAGTCTCCTGGCAGTCGAACTCCGATAAGCTAAAATAAGACAGCATCATACTTCTTCAAACTCCCCATCTAGGGGTTGGTCAGGGATATCTACCTGTCCTACACCCGTTATATTGATTTCTATCTTGCCTCTACCGGCACCAGGAGCCACATCGCCCTCAAATGCGGCTGTTGGAAGGATTCTGTCCATGACGAGCTTCCATGCAGCGGCCTGATTCTTATGCTCGTTGTCCAGTGCAGCGTCGAATATGGTCTCCAGTACGGCCTTGGACTTGGGAGAAGCCAGCATTCTCGCCTTGTACTCGTTGATAATGGCCGCATCGCCCTTGGGTCGGCCTATCTCCCCACGATTACCCTTCTTTTTGGCCGCTACCTCGCTCTTTTTCGGGCGTCCACGCTTACG